TCGCTTCGCGGATCGCCGCCATCAAGAAGGAACATGGCGAAGCCGTGGCAGCACTCACCACCACAAAGGATAATGAGATCAGCACCAAGCAAGATCAGCTCGAATCCTATATGCTTGATTCCTCAATCATGCACGCCGGTGCTGGTTGGGCCGGGCTCAACACTACGCTGATCTCGCCGTTTGCTCGCAAGCAGATGAAGGTCGCAGACGTAGACGGTAAGCCTCGCGTCGTTGTTGTCGGTGCCGATGGTGAAGCCCGCTATTCCACAAGCCCTGAACGTGCTGGCGAACTGATGAATCCCGACGAGCTGTTGATCGAGATGTCCGAAGATAAGAACTTTCGTCAACTCTTCCCATCAACACAAGCAGTTGAAGGTGGTGGTTCTCAGGCGAGAAACACTCCGGTAGGTGTGCGGCGTGGTGACGCGACGAAAAACATGACACCCGCCCAGAAGATCGGGCACGGTCTCAAGACCAAGACCAGAAAGTAAAAATACCTGGACCCAAGAGTCAAGCAAATTATTTTTATTTTCCGCTTGACTCTTGGTTCCGATAATGTTATAATACAGGCTGAAAAGTTAATAGCACTTGGCTTGAGTGATTCTTGCCGGAACCGCGATGGTTTTCAATGTGCTGATTGAAAATTATTAACGCGAGTCCAGAAAGGATAGTTCTATGGCAAGTGTAACATTAGCTGAAAGTGCGAAACTCGCACAAGACACACTCATCTCCGGACTGATTGAGTCCGTCATAACCGTCAATCACATGTTCCAGTTGCTGCCTTTCGAGGGCATCAACGGTAACGCTTTGGCGTACAACCGCGAAAATGCCCTCGGCGATGTTGAGAGTATCGGCGTAGCTGGTACGATCACCGCGAAGGCTGCGGCAACTTTCACCCAGGTCACAAGCAACCTGACCAAAATTATCGGTGACGCCGAAGTTGATGGCTTGATCCAAGCCACTCGCTCCGACGACAACGATCAGACCGGCGTCCAGATTGCGTCGAAAGCCAAGAGTGCCGGCCGAAATTATCAGAACCAACTCATCAACGGTTCCGGTGCTTCGGATGAATTCAACGGCCTTATCAACCTGTGTGCTTCGGGCCAAAAGGCCACCACAGGCACAGATGGCTCGAACCTGAGCTTCACCATAATGGATGAGATGCTCGACCTCGTAACCGCGAAGGATGGCGAAGTAGACTATCTCGTCATGCACGCCCGCACGATCCGGTCTTACAAGACTTTACTTCGTGCCCTCGGTGGCGTCAGCATGGTAGAAGTCTTCGAGCTTCCCAGTGGCAAGAATGTTCCGGCGTACTCCGGTGTTCCGATTCTGCGGAACGACTGGATTCCCACGAATCAGGTCAAAGGTGCCTCTGGTGCTGTTTGTACCACAATCTTCGCCGGCGTTTTTGATGATGGCGACATGAAGACCGGGCTGCTCGGTTTAACCGCAGCCAATGCTTATGGCCTCCAGGTCGTAGACGTTGGTGAAGCCGAGACCAAGGATGAGCATATCTGGCGTGTCAAGTGGTATTGTGGCTTGGCATTGTTCAGTGAGCTCGGCCTGTCTGCCGCAGAAGGCATCCTGAACTAAGAACCAACCGATTGAATGAGGGAGTCTTTGGACTCCCTCTTCTTTCTTCCCTCTTTGATAGAAAGGATTATCATGGGAATTTTTCACGTAGCACTGGGCGTCGATGCTAAGACGTTCTTAAAAGCCGGACACGACCAACTGGTCGTAGTAGCAGAGTCCGCCGCAGACGTCAAACAGGTCGCAAAAGCATACATGGGCCTTCCCAGTGACGCTGCCTGGGCGGCTGCAACTGTCACCGAAATCACTGAGGGTACAGACCTCGCTGGTTGGCGTGCCAGAGTCACCGTCAAAGATACTGGTGTAGTCGTTGAACAAGTAACTGTCACTGGCGTAACCGTCGCTGATTTTGACAGCATAGCTGCTTTGCTGGTCACAGCATTGAATGCTACGTCCTCAATAGCTGGTGCAGCTTACTCAACGCCGAATCTTACCATCGCTGGGACCACAGACACGTTGGGCGACCACACTGTCGAGGTAGCGATGCTTCCCCCGATAACCTGGGATGATCCTGAGATAGCGATTGCTGGCCTGTTCGGCACAATCACGCACCAAGGTATGTTCGATGACGCCTTGGCCGTAGTCATGCTGGACACCAAGTTACCGGCGATCAAGTACGAAGTCGGCAGCTAAATCTGAAACCTAAGCCCAGGGACGTCCTGGGCTTTCTTTTTTTTATTGGAGACAATATGCCCGCTGCAAAGAAAATCCGAATGACCCTAACAGGCCCGTTTAAGGGCGTAACAAAATTATTTGGTCGATACCAATTCATCAAAGGTATCTGTGACTTCATCGGAAACGAAGATCAAGTCGCCAATGTTGCCAAATACTTCACCAGAAGTTATCAGGTAAAAGTGAAAAACATTACAGGCAAAATTGATGATCCTGTGGATGATCCAGAGGCCGATGACTCAGGTGTGGTTGGTGATGAACAAATTCAGGACGTCCCAGAAGAACCGAACCCAAGACAGGCTGATATCATAGCCGCCGTGAATGGAATCGAAAAAGAAGAGTGGGTCGATCTAAAAGCGAAGACACCGCGTCCCAGAGTTAAAGATGTCTCGGTGTTGATGGAAGACCCAACTATCACAAAAGCAGAAATTGTTGAGGTCATCGAAAAATGGCTTTCGTAGTACAAGACCCAGACGCCCCGCTATCAACAGCAAATGCTTACATCGACGTGGCTGCATTCAAAACCTACCACGATGATCGGGGTAACGCGTACACCGCTACCGATACGGAGATCGAACAAGCGATAGTCAGGGCAACGGATTACATGGACTCCAGATGGACGTTCGCGGGCTCGCGGCAGGACGCAGATCAATCTACCGAGTGCCCGCGATCTGGGGTCTATGACCCCAACTCTGGTCTATCCGTGGACCCGTACCCGGAAGAATTAGAAGAGGCTTGTGCAGAATATTCAATATCCGCGTTGGCGGGTTCGTTGTATCCTCTCTCGAATGTTGACAGCACTGGCCGAGACGTTAAAAAACTTAGAAAGAAAGTTGATGTTATTGAGACCGAAACTGAATATTTCAATCCAGGCGGCACTGCCTGGAAATTATTTTCGGTGGCTGATGGGAAGATGATTAAAACAAAATTATTGGTGTCTCGAAGACGAACTTTGGGAAGAAGTTAATTTAATCTAATTTGAAATAACAAGGAGTTAATAATGGGAAGCTTTGCAGATTTTTGGGAACAGGAAATCCTGGACCATGTCTTCAATAAAGGTGCGTACACTGCCCCGACAATTTACGTTGGCCTGAGTACCGCTGATCCTGGTGATGACGAAGCTGGTCTGGCCGAGCCTTCGGGCAATGGTTATGCTCGTGTAACAACCGCTGCTGGTGATTGGAATGCGGCAACTGCGGCCGGCCTCATCGACAACCTGAACGCTTTAACCTTTCCCGAAGCTTCTGGTTCGTGGGGCACTGTGACGCACTTCGCGTTGTTTGACGCCGCCACGCTTGGAAACATGCTGGCCCACGGAACATTGGGCACACCGCAGGCAATCGTCAGTGGTAATACGCCCAGCTTCGCTGCCGGCGAGCTTGATGTATCCTTGGATTAATAGTCCGGCCAAATAGATTTGAGACTTTGCGGCCTGTGTCGCTTGCACAGGCCGCAATTAATAATGAGGTAGTGCATTGGCTACTGAGAAGCGAAATCTTTCTGCCCTTGATGTTAATCTAAATGTCACATGGACTAACGCGTCCAATGCATATACTGAGGACGATAACTACGCATCAGGTTCGGATATAGGAACCGCCGGCAATTACGCTGGTGGAAACTTTCAAGATATCACGCAGACACCTACCGCTCTCGATGACTTCAAAGTTAGATTCTACGACATAAACTCAGAGCATACCAATGACACCTATGATCTTGAAGTCTATAATCCAGACACCACATCCTGGGAATCTCTGGAGACATTCAATGCCGGAAATCTTTTGCCAACAAGTTTGACGACGAAAGATTACACCACTGCGATGCAGAGCAAATACTCTGCGGCAACCAATAAGACAACTTTCCTGGATGGTCTCCAATTAAGGCTCTATGTCACCACAAAGCAAGCGGGTCCGGACAACGTGAACCTTGGGTTAGCGTGGGCCAACTTTACATACACCTATTCCGGTACTACTCCTGTTGCATTAGACGGAACCTCGGATGCAGTATCAACTGTTACTGGTGACATTGAGGTCTCAAAAAAAATTACTGGAACCTTGGACGCGGCGGCAACCGTTACTGGTGACATCAAGGTCTCGAAGAAAATTACTGGAACCTCGGACGCAGTATCGACCGTTACTGGTGACATCAAAGTTGCAAAGAAGCTCACGGGCACAATAGCAGCAGTATCGAGTGTTGATGGCGATCTCTCAATAACCACAGCACTCACAGGTACAAGTGACGCAGTATCGACCGTTACTGGTGACATCAAAGTTGCAAAGAAGCTCACCGGAACCTCGACTGCGGTGTCAAGTGTCAACGGCACACTCTCGGTTTCAAAGAAGCTCACAGGTACAAGTGACGCAGTATCGACCGTTACTGGTGACATCAAAGTTGCAAAGAAGCTCACAGGCACAATAGCAGCAGTATCAAGTGTCAACGGCACACTCTCGGTTTCAAAGAAAATCTCAGGCACAATAGCAGCGGTATCAAGTGTTGATGGGGAACTAACAATCGTCGGAGCTGAGGTGCCGCTTGATGGAACCTCGGACGCAGTATCGACCGTTACTGGTGACATCAAAGTTGCAAAGAAGCTCACCGGAACCTCGACTGCGGCGTCAAGTGTCAACGGCACACTCTCGGTCTCAAAGAAGCTCATTGGCTCTGTAATCGCCAGCTCAAGCGTAGATGCTACGCTCACAACGTTCGCATTTTTATCGGGAAGTATTATTGCCAACTCAAGCACCTCTGCTCCTGAACTTAAAGTGTTAAAGAAATTGAGCGGTGCTATCCAAGCAACTGCCTCAGTGGATGGTCTTATCCTCGTAATTAAAAAACTCACTGGAACCATATTGGGAGTGTCAACAGTAATTGGCGACCTCACTATCTCAGGGGGACCAGTTGAATCCGAAGTTGATCTCCCAGATGAGTGGATGTGGATAGGAAATCTGATAAATGATGAGGGCCGCGAAATGACCATCGCCGTCCCTGGGTCTGAGGCTAATCCGCCAGAGGATTGGCGAGGCAATACTCCCGGACCACCAGTAACTGCTACCGGCGTCATGGTTAGATATAAAGCGGCCCAGATTGACAATGACCAAATTAAGCGTGCGGATAAGAAAATTTTACTTGCCCCGGTAACTGCGATAGATATTGAGGCCGGGACTAAGATAAATGATTCCCTGGACTCTTCGAGCTGGATTGTAAAAAATGTTAAAAAGATTACTGTGAAATCAGATATTCTACTTTATGTTTTACAGGTGAGACAATAATGTCGCAAGCACTTCCAACCGAATGGGCCTGGATCGAAGCATTGATCGAAGATAAAGGTAGAGCATTAACAATCACGATTCCCGGAACCGAATCAGATGTAAATAAGCCGTGGCGTGGGAATGTCGATGGTGTACCAATAGACGCTATAGGTGTATTTATTCATTATATGTCTACAGAGGTTCATAGCGATCATATCAGACGTGGCGATCAAAAGGTATTTCTTATCCCCAACGAGGTTGTGGATATTGAGGAAGGCACCAAAATAGTGGATTCATTGGATGGTTCGAGCTGGAATGTTAAAAATATTGAGAAAATTACCAATAAGTCCGATATTTTACTTTACATTTTGCAGGTAAGACAGTAAAATAGTAATATGATAGCATCACGTACAGACGCAAGAGATAGAATGCTAACGCCGCTGAAAGCGGTGGTGGATGCTCAATCATTGTATGCGATTTATGATGATACGAATAAAACAGTGCCGAAAGATGAAACGATCAAGTGGGTTCGCATCAGTGTTCGACACCGAGTCGGAACAAGAGCATCTTTGGGCCGAGCAGATGATAAGAGCAAGCATACACAGGCTGGATTTGTGTTCGTGGAGATTTTTACTCCGCGTGAAGATGGGTTAGTAAATAGTGACGTTCTTTCTGCGGCGTTCGCAGATAACTTTCGGAATCCGTCAGACGGTGACATCTGGTTCAAAGATGTTTCGGAAGTTGAAATGGGCGAAGATGGAAATTGGTTTAGAACAGACGTAATCGCAGAGTTCGAGTACGACTTGATACAGTAAAAAAGGAGCTTACAAAATGGCAGCAGTAAACAAAATCAATTCAAATGTAGTTGAGACAGCGTATGCTGAGGAATCCAGCATCAAGACGCTGCCGGGTACTCCAATCTGGCGTCCTCTCGATGTGAACAGCTTTTCAGATTTCGGTGGTTCGATCTCCAAGGTTACGAGAACACCGTTTCGCACGGATCGACAGCGACGTAAGGGTCAGACGACTGATCTGGACGCGGCTGGTTCCGTTAACCATGATCTTGTCCAAGAAGGGCTACAAGATTTATTGCAGGGTTTCTTCTTCGCCGACTTGCGGGCAAAAGCCGAAGTTGGTGGTGCCGGTGAAATAACTGGTGTCACTACAGGCCCCAATACCTACACCGCAGCAGCGGGACTTGACGTCTATGAAGTTGGCGATCTTGTCTTTGTCACTGGCTGTACCAACGCCGCCAACAACGGACTCAAGACTGTCACCACCGTCCTTGCGACTGTGTTGACTGTTAGTGAGACGTTGGTTGCCGAGACACCTCCGGCCACAGCCAAGATTGTGGCAGTTGGCTTTGAGTTCACTACTGGTGATCTCGTAGTCGATACGACCGGAAGTCTTCCGCAGTTGACCGCGACATCTAAAGACCTGACCGAGTTGGGCCTCGTACCCGGCGAATTCATCTACATCGGTGGTGACGCCGCAGCCACGCAGTTCGACACAAGTGGAATGGGTTTTGCCCGTTGCCGGTCAATCGCTGCGGGTGCAATCGTTATCGACAAGTGTCAGGCCGACATGGTCGCTGACACTGCCGCAGCCAAGACAATCCAAGTCTTCTTCGGTCGCGTCTTGAAGAACGAGACCGGAACCGACATCGTAAGGCGAACCTACAATGTCGAGCGTCAGCTCGGTGCTCCCGATGACGCATCGCCGACGGAGATTCAATCAGAGTATTTGGTTGGAGCTACTCCGAATGAGATGACCTTAAACATCCCCACCGCTGATAAAGCGATGATTGATCTTGCGTTCGTCGCAATGGATCACGAGACCCGCACAGGAGCCGTGGGTATAAAGTCCGGCACGAGAGCCGCAGCAATTGAAGAGTCGGCATTCAATACGTCGTCAAATGTTCCGCTGATTAACCTGGCGGTCGTCAGCGACACCGATGAGAATCCGACACCGCTGTTCGCGTTTGCTGAGGAGATGAGCATTGTTATCAACAACAATGTTTCGCCCGACAAAGCAATCGGCATCCTCGGTGGGTTCGACGCGAGTTATGGCAACTTTGAAGTCAGTGGCAGTATGACTGCTTACTTCATGGATGTCAATTCCATTGCAGCGATCAGAGACAACTCCGATGTCACGATGGATATGCACCTCGTCAAAGAGAACGCCGGTATCACGGTCGATGTCCCGCTGATGTCCCTGGGCGATGGAAGACTGGACGTAACTCAGAATGAAGCGATCCGAATTCCACTGAGCCAGGAAGCAGCCATTGGCTCCGGTGCCATAGCTGGCTACACACACACAATGCTGATATGCTTCTGGGATTATCTACCAGACGCAGCGGCTGTATAAGCAAAGAAATAAATGACGGGTCCGGGACGTCCCCCGGACCCAACCTTTTGTACTGGAGAACCTGACTATGAGTATGAATGCACTTCGTAGAATGTTTGAGACAGACACTGCGGTGGAACGTGAAGGTATATGGGTTGTGTACGCCCCCGACGTCGAAGTAAGAGTTGCCCGTGCTGGTGGTGGCAATAAACACTTCGCTAAGGTCATGCAGCGACTCGCCAAGCCTCATCGCAGAGCAATTCAGACCGACTCCGTAGATGAAACGATTTTGAAGAATATCTTCATCAAGGCATACGCCCAGGCAGTCATTGTTGATTGGAAAGGATTCACCAAAGACCTCATCACCCATAATGACGCCGACTCTAAGACAATGTTGGACTTCAACAGCGACAACGTCGAGGCCGTTCTTCGGGCACAGCCTAATTTGTTCCAGGACATTCAGAAAGCTGCGGACACAATTTCGTATTTCCGAGCCGAAATCAACGAAGCCGATTCGGGAAACTGATTGACTGCCTGCTCTATTATTTAGAGATGGGGCAGGTAGAGCAAAGAATGATCCGAGAATGCTACCTCCGTAGGAAGGCATTACCTGAACGCATACAGAAAGCTCCAGACCTATTTGTTGGTTTGGAGCTATATTTCGGTGCGTTCACCGAGCTAAACACTTGCCGCAGTACAGGCTGGTCGGCTGGGCCGATACCGTCTTGGACCATTGATGAATACGCTGATAGGCTGGATTTGAGTGAAGAAGAAGCTGAGGATTTACACTATCATATCAGAATGATGGATAAAGCTTTTTTAGATTATATGTCTCGAAAAAATAAAGATAAAGCTTGATTTCGCCGATAATATCGGGTATAATGAGCGTATATGGCACGGAACTTTGGAAGTCGAATAAATGCAATTGGCGATGTGCTTGTGCATAATGCCTCTAAGACAATTCGTAAAGCTGCTATGGCGGCTACGAATGAGGTCGTGCTGCGTACTCCGGTAGACACTGGACGTGCCCGGATCAATTGGAAGCTTTCATTCGGTACTCCGAAAGCGAGTCAGATCGAAGGCCCGGATACGGAAAAGGTTGAGACGAATCGACAGATCGCATCTACCAAAGCGTTAGTGGATGCGGCGAATAAAATTAAAGTATGGAAGATCGGGAAGGGGCACATCTTCATCGCTAATCCAGTTGGTTATATCAACGATCTTGATGAAGGATCATCCGGACAGGCTCGTGCAGGCATGACTGTGTTTGCTATTGCTGCAGCACGAGCTATTTTGAGAAAAGGTAGGTTACTCCGTGGCAGATAAGAAAGAACTACTGTTAATTGAAATTCGTGAAAACGGTGCCCGTGTTGTCAAACGTAATATCGAAGGTGTTGGCAAAGCTGGTGACGCAACTTCGGATCAGATGGATAGGTTGAAGGGAATTCTCGCCGGACTCGTTTCTGCGAGGGTACTACGTGACACCATCATGCTCGCAGATGCTTACGCGAATATGCTCAATAGACTTAGGGTTGTAACAGAAAGCACCTGGGAGTTGAATGCGGCGATGGAAGGTGTCTTTAGGATGAGTCGAGAGACGCGTACCTCAATGGAAGCAAACATTGATATGTATGCCCGTGTTGCAATCAACACAAAGCAGTTGGGTTTACAATATAAAGACGTTCTTCGATTCGCAAAGCAATTGAATCATGCGATTATTCTATCAGGTGTCACCGCCCGTGAGGCTCAGTGGGGTATGGTTCAGTTCTCCCAGGCACTTGCATCAAACGCATTACGTGGTGACGAACTTCGTGCTATTCTTGAACAGTTGCCTGTAGTGACAGATGTCATCTCGGCACATTTTAATGTCACTCGTGGTGAGCTTCGAGAGCTTGGTTTTCAGGGTCGAATCACAGCCAAAGAAATTATCAAGGCTTTTGAGACGGCCGAAGAAAGTTTGCGGACGCGATTTGAGAAACGTATTCCAACAATCGACCAGGGTATAACGGTTTTGAGATCAGCTATTCTTAAATTTGTTGGTGACATAGATCAAGGCATTCAATTCACCAGTAATTTTGCCGGTGCCCTTCTTTGGGTGGCAGACCACATGGAAACATTTGGCCGATTTGCGATGATTGCCGGCACAGTCTTAGGCACGATCTATTTGAAGAACCTAATTCTAATTATTGCTCAGATGAGATTATTCAGTCTTGAGGTACTCAAAGTTCATCCGTTGGCAACAGCTCTTCTTCTGGCGGGCACTGCATTGGTAATTTACTCGGACAAGATTAAACTTGCTTCCGACTCGAACGCGACCTTGGCTGATACAATGAAAGCCCTCGGCGAAAATGCTAAAACAACATACAAATTTTTGCGGGACGGTATTGCAGGTTTACTTGAAGGCAGAGAAATCCAGACAGAGTTTTCAGTGACGCTTGAGAATGTCTTGTTAGACGGTGCAAGATTCATCGACAAATTTCTCGGCCTCTTCGTTGGTGCCGGTGAAGTTATTAAGAAAGTATTTAAGGATATTCCCAATTACGCTAAACATGCTTGGAATGCAATACTTAGTGGGATTGAGACTATCGCCGATTATATTATGGCAGTGTTCGTAAGTATAGGTGACATGATCCTAATCTTTGCGTTGAATATCAAGGCAGGGATGGGTTCACTTTCTGGTGCGGCCGAGCAACTGCTGGCTGGTAATGCCTCGAAGGCGGCAGAATACGCCGATCAAGCAGCGTTATCATTTAAGAACGCGGCTACCCAAGGATTCAAAAGCTTCTCCAATATTTTAAGTGATAACCTTAAAGCTGCCGCGAGTGAGGATTCACTCGCCGGAGCCAAATTCAAAGTAGAGCAGGCCGGTGAGTCGATAGGTGATGCGTTCGGTCGTGGTTTCGCTATGTCCGATGTTATTGGTGCTGGAGTTGAAGCCATCATTGGTAGAGCGAAGACAGCGGCAGCGGCTCGCGGTGGTGACGCCCCGGAGCAAGAAGATTTTACGAAGTGGTCTCCGACACCTGTTCAGAGTCAGCTCATCAAAGAGATGACTGGTGACATAGGTCGATTTATTGGTGAGATGGAACAGCTTGACGATATTTGGCAGATGGTAGCCTCACGCACAGAAGACAAACAGCTCATTAATTTTGAGCAGTATACCAGAAAAATGGCTCAGTTGAGACTGGAGGCAATGAAGACTGCCACCGACGTGAAGACAGGTTTCCAACGTGGCTTCCTTACTCTGGGCCTGGAGATAAGCAACTTCGCCGAATTAGCAGAGAAGACAATCACTAACGCCTTTAAGAATATGGAGGATGCCTTGGTGTCCTTTGTCACCACAGGCAAGATTGACTTCAAAGGTCTTGTAGATTCGATGCTTGCAGACCTGACTCGGCTCCTGGCCAGACAAGCTATTATGGGATTACTCACAAGCATGGCTGGCGGCGGTGGAATGGGCAGCACGATAGCTGGTGCTTTCGGCGTGACACCAAACACTGGCTCCCCAGTCCCAAGAGCCCTTGGTGGTGCGGTCTCTCCAGGTATGCAGTACATGGTTGGCGAACGCAGACCTGAACTATTCCAACCGGCACAGCCTGGGCATATAACACCGGCACCAATTATTCAGCCGCCTGCCCAGGAAGGTGCGGTGACGATCATCAACGTGGCAAGTGAAGAAGAAGGTCTCGCCGCAATGCAGAGTGCAGAGGGTAAGAGAATTATTAGAAACGAAATCAGAACCTACAAAAGTGGGAGAAACTAATGGCGTTCTTTAAGGGAACAGCGACAGAATATCAAGACTTCTTGGATCAGTTAAAGAGTTTGGTTAAAGATGATCATATCTCCGTAGCTGGTGTATACAATGGCGGCACTGGTTATGCTGTGCATGATACCATCACACTGGCTGGTGGTACAAAAGCCCATGAACCTGAGCTTAAAGTGCTGGCTGTTGGCAGTGGTGACTACATCACGGTTGCAGCAGTTAACGCTGGTGGGTCGGGCTATGCTGTTGGAGATTCACTTGTCCCAACAACTGGAACTTATGATGTGGCCCCGGAGCTGGAAGTTTTAACCGAATCGGCTGGGGTAGTGACATCAATACTCATTAAGAATCCAGGTATTTGTTCTTCGCAGCCGACAAATCCAGTAGCGACTACGTCGGACGGTTCCGGCACTGGCTGCACGATTGATTTTACGTTTGCAGCAGGTACGGGAATTGTCACCAGCGTGCATATTGCTGACGCTGGGGTCTATACGACACAGGCGACCAATCCTGTAAGTCAAAATACAACAAGCGGCTCTGGCACAGGTGTGAAATTTACATTAACCTATCTTGATACCGCGTGGGAAGTTTTGATTGATTTTGAGGCTCAAGAGGCTACAGCAGCAGTTATCAGTGCGGCAGGCACTGGCTACACAGCAAACGACATTGTGACAGTCGTTGGTGGATCATTCACGGTCGCCACTACTGTCAAAATACTCACCGTATCGGGCGGCGTACCGCAGACAGTTGAGGTCTATACCGAAGCCGGTGAATATAGTACAACGCCATCCAACCCGGCAGCGACGTCTGGCGGCACAGGCACAGGATTGACACTCACGATGACTTGGGCGGATGCAACGGACGAACGCAAATACCTAATGATCCACAACACGACCTCAGACCAATACATTGGTTGGAAGGGTTTCAAAGAGACGGTTCCTGAGACAGCTTACTTGCTTCAATGCACAGGATTCACGGGCTTTAATTCAATAAATACGCCGTGGGACGAACAGCCAGGAGCAAGCACAGCTTTGGCGATTAATGCAGGCACCTATACACCGCTGTCTGGCGGTGGCAGTCCAGCAACAATCAACTATTGGCTGAGCGTGCAGGATTCACGGGTAGTTGGTGTGTTTCGAGTTGCTTCCACCTATCCCAACATGTACTTAGGTAGTGTTGACGCATATCTCACTGTGGGTGAGTATGCTTATCCTCAACTGATAATGGGTTGTATTTCAACAAAACTTCCTTACACATACTCAGGTGTGCCTTACGCGGGCATGAACAATCCAGGGTGTAATGATGCTGATTCACCAACCTATCCTGGACCAGGTTGGTTGCGTACACCAGACGGCTCCTTCAAAAAAGTGCTTAATTGGGAAGGCACAGCCCAACCGTTCATATTTTCGGATGAAGTCAATGTCACACCATCAGGCGGGGCTAATTATACTATACCAGCCGCACCAAACGCTTGGTATAATAATTCACCATCCAATTGGCGTGAACTGTTTCGAGAAAGCACCACTATATCAGGCACGCAATACGAGTTGTTGCGAGTGTCCGATGAGTTTATATTTGTGCCCTGCACCTTAGTTTCCAAAACATACGGCAGGGTCTATGGCAACATGAGAGGCATTTACTGCATCAATCCGGATGCGGCAGTTGCTCCAGAAGATCAAATATATGTCGGTTCTGATATATACCGAGTATTTCAAAACTGTAATAAAACAAACAGAAATTACTTCTTCGTCTTGAAGGAAAATTGATATGGCTTATCAAACTGGTTCAGCCTCCGACGCCACAGACTTAATGAATAAGTTGCAGACATTTGCTGCGGCAAATGGGTTCACAGTGGATTATTACAATGGCACTACTCGATTCTTATCAATCAGCCGTTCGACTGATTTGTTATGGTGCTCCTTCTATTGGGATAATGTAAACACTATCGCCATGTACCAAGCGTTGGGTTACGCCGGGGGTTACGCTGAGACACCTTGGCTCCAAGTAAGTGACTCTGGCAACGGCTCCAGCACTCCTGGTTCAACAATCGAAGCCGGCCGTCACGTTAGTAACATCGGGGCTGGCCCATTCGTGGCGTACCATTTCTTTGCCTACACCGATCCGTATGCCATCCACGTCGTACTTGAATTTGTCTCTGGACTGTATCGTCACTTTGCTTTCGGCCAACTGAATAAAACAGGTACATGGGTGGGCGGGGCCTTTGTTACCGGCCATATATGGAATGATGGTGGTGCCTACGGTGTGTATTCAATACCACATGCCTCTTCGCATTCCTTATTGCTGGATGGAGGATTAAGGTTGGATGCGGGTTATTCTGTTGACAACGGCAGCGGCACTCTACACGCTTCGGGCTTACCAGGACAGGCCGCAGGAAGCAAGTGGGGCTTGGGCACTGCTCCAGAATCGCCTGATGCTGAGTTGTTGACTGATCGAGACGGCAACGCACGTATTCGCACACCTGGCGGCTGTCGTCATGGCTTGGCACTTTCTCAATTGGGGCCTTACTTACCAGACCTATCCAATGGTTTTATCCCGATCATACCGTTTGAGGTATTCTATACACGCGGATTAGAGGGTGCAGATGGATATTACTATCTGGGCCGAATGGCTAACTGTGGTCACATACATTTACATGGAATTGATCCTGCCCAAGAGCTGACAGTGGGAGCGGATACATGGATTGCGTTTCCCGCCGTGCGGAAGTCGAACATCGGTGGGATCAATCAAGAAAGCGAAAACATGGGCATCATTTATCGAAAGGATGTTTGATGAGTTTTTCAAACTTTTGTGAAAATTATTTACTCAATGCTTTATTCACAGGCAAGACAATATATGTTGGTTATGGATCAGCGGCTGATGAAGCAAGCATGACTGAATTATCAGGCAGCGGCTATACCCGTAAAGCGTATGGGGCCTGGACGCTGACAGCAGTGGGTTTGGACGAACAGGCCGTATCAAACGACGCAGCGATTACGTTTGACACAGCCACTGGCTCACAAGGAACGTGCTCTGTTATCGGTTTCTTTGACGCAGTGACGGGTGGTAATTTTTTAGGCAGCGTGACTCTGGCTGAACTTGGCCTGAGCGATATTAATGTTATTCTCGGCACACAAATTTCAATGGCTATTGGAAAATGTAAGTGCCTTCTGGATTGATAGGAGGAGACATGGCGATATCCAATAATACTATGTGGGAAGTTAGGGCGGCTGGAGTCGAGACCAATGGTGGCGGTTTCAAAGACCTCAATCCCGGAACGTCTGTTGATTACAGTCAGCAAGACGCTGCACAATTAGCTCTTACCGATTTGGTTTCGGACGGGGCCGGTACTGGGATCACCTCAGTGACTGGCGGGTTCACTGCCGCGATGGAAGGCAACTGCATATATATAGCAGGAACCGGATGGACTACCGGCTGGTATCAAATCACTGGCTACACAGATACAAACACTATTACTATAGACCGCAGTGCTGCCGCCAACCAAACTGGTGGCACTGGTAATGTTGGCGGAGCCTGGCTGTTTGAAAGCTCCCTCAATGCTACCTTCTTTAACACCACAAATAAGAGTACCTATAATACGGTTTGGGTGAAGTCTGGCACCTATACTGGTGCAACTGTCCTTGGTTCGTCAAGCTGGTCACTTGCTCGAAGCTATTTCAAGCTTCAAGGATATGTCACTACAAGAGGAGATTTTCCAATCGGAACCGATAGGCCGTTGCTTGACTTTGGTGTCACTGACGCCGGTATAAGTTTTACAGGCACCTACGTCCATCTTCTAAATATGAGGATGGATAAGCAAAGGACATCTGGGTCCAGAACCATGTATATGGCCGGTACAAGCTCCGTCATGCGTAATTGTAAGATAACGCGATCCGGCTACAACACCGCAGCCTGTATCATGGGCGGTACATACGCTCGTGTCTTTCAGTGTGAGTTTGTTTCGACTCTTGGTCAAGCATTTCAATTTGGTCAAGAATATGGCTACATGTCATTTTGTTACATACATGACTCTGCCAGCGGTGTTTCATACTCAGGAGGAAACGCTCTCGGCTGTACTGTTGCAAATTCAATCATAGACACTTGCACTGGTGCAGGTATAGCACTGTATTACGGCGGTCAGGCATTCGGTAATACCATTTACAACTGTGCCACCGGCTTTTCTGTGTCTTCAACATTTTATACCGCCGCCGTGAATAATATATTCCACAGTTGTACTACAGCATTGGCCGCAAAAGAAGATACATACTCAGACAACAATTGTTTTTACAACAACGGCACTGATCGGTCAGGCGGTGTGGTAGCCGGAGAAAATGATATCTCGGCCAATCCTCTTTTAACCGATCCAGCTAACCAAGATTTCTCCTTAGCAACAAGCAGTCCATGCTTTGATACGGCTGCTAAATTAGGAGCGGCAGTAGGCTTGCCGTAATCTATATGGCTGATTATAAACAAAATATAGGAGCGTATCGGAACGATTATCCTGCTGGAGCCCACACAGGTAACATAGGGGCACATCAGAATGATCCACCGTCGTTTTCGGATGCGACTATACCCATTTCCGGTGCAGGCTCTTTCACGGTTGAAATTGTTATCAACTTCGATCTTGAAATTGATGTCTCAGGAGCCGGTGAGTTTACGGCTGAATTGGATGTCACCAACAATCTCAACCGGGGCCGCACCATAGAAACTTTCTTAATCTCGACTATTCCGGGATGGGATTCAGGAGCCAACCAAGGCTCGGCCCAACCGTGGAGTCGTTCTGTGCCACAGATCATCGCTGACCTGAGTAGTGGTGGCGGTGAACAAGGAGTAAGACAACCACCAGACGGCAAGGTGAAAGAAGGGGCTGGCATCATAGTGGGCCACGAGATTCCGTGGTTTGGTTTCGCCCATCTTCTGCCACGACTGGTCCAAGACATGGGCAACCTGGTTTCAGAACAGGTAATAGACTGCGAACTATATAATGCAGATCGACACAATCAAATCACTGTGTCATCCATCACTAATAATCTTGGTACTGGTATAGAAGTCTCTGGAGTCCCAACACCTCCGTTCAACATTGACTCACAAAACGGCCTTCTCTTCACGGTGACAGTGGAGCGTACTGGCGATCTGATTATTGATGGCACCTACACACTTACGTTATCAACTGGCGAAGAGTACACACTATACTTCATCGGCTCAAGAATTGTTTTGTTCCCGATTCGTCCAGAGAGTCCGCTCCGAGAGCATTTACTTTTCGATACAAAGATCATTGAAGCGGTGGATGGTTCTGAGCAGCGTATCGCAAATCGTCAATATCCTCGTGGTATGTTCGAGGCGACATATAAAGGCGGTCAGAAGAAAATAGAAATGCTTCTGTTTGATCGTCAAAGCAAAGTCGTAGCTTATCCGGCATGGCATGAGCCGTCGTATTTAGCTGGGTCTCACTCAGTAAGTGATTTAACTGTCACTGTCAACACAACTAACTATGCGAACTTTTTTGTTGGCGGCTACGCGGTTGTGCTGCAAGATGAGAATCATTTTGACGCATTGAAGATTGCGTCGATGACTGCAACGACGCTTACGTTTGAGTCTGGCCTGAGCTATAACTATGCCGACAAGGTGCAAGTAATGCCGCTACTCACGGCGTACATCGAGGCTTCGTCGGCGTCTCTCAAATATCCATACAATCAGCAATACTTCAATTTGCGAGTCCATGTGCATCCGGAACTCAACGATATCGCGGATGACTCGGCTTGGAGTGTTTATGACAGTAAACCATTCATGGATGCTCCGAACATGATCGAAGGCGGTCAGCTCGCAGAGGCTCTACGAACCAAAGTCTTCGTCATCGACAACCTCACTGGGCATCGGACATCCGTAACAGCGTGGGATCACGGCAAACGATATAGTAAGAAGGGCTGGAAAACAAATAGTCGTCAGGAACTCTGGGAACTTCGTCAGCTTCTTCATTTCCTCAAAGGCCGGCAAGTGTCATTCTACATCCCAACATTTTGGAAAGACCTTGTTGTCACTGAGACAATGATGATCGGCACCTTTATTCTCAATATGGATAATATTGGCTACACGACCAACGCTGCTCAAAGATGGCCGAAACAATTTATTCGCATCATCTTCAAAGATGAGTCGATACTGGTCAGGGAAATTCAGAGCAGTGCTGAGGTCAGTGAGACCCAAGAACAGCTTACATTGGACGTTTCGTGGGGTGCCACCTATCAGCCCGAAGATATCGAGCGGATAGAATTTTTAGAAAAAGTCAGAATAGATGTTGACGACATCGTCATAATACATTATAATGCACTTGGACAATCAGAATGTATAGTGCCGATTAAGGAGGTCAATAAGTAATGACATTTGAAGCCTATGAAACCTCAGTCGAGGCTGGCAGTACAATTGAGATATACACTCTGTCGATGGGATCAACTATCTATCGAATGCACGATTCACCTGAACCCGTTCTCAATATCGGTGGTGATGATTACGAACGTACCCAAATCTCCAGGGGCTCCGTGGCGACCGGCCAGGAGTACCTGGAGATTACTTTACCTGGATCACACGCATTCACTCTAAAGTTTGCGACGATTGCTCCCGGCCAAACCGCATCATTAACGATCCGAGCTTTTCAGCGGGCCGATCCATCGGACATTCGAGTAGTCTACAAAGGCGTGGTTCGGTCAGTGGCGTTTACGCAGAATGCCTCGAAGTCAGCCCTATCTCTGATACCGATCAATGACGCGTTTGATAAAGAGATACCAGAGCGGACATTCCAAGCAGCATGTAATAACGTGCTATTCGACCCGGACTGCAAAATCTCTGCGGGATCATACTCACACATAGGTGCGATCACTGCTATCGTAGATAACATAGTGACAGTCGGTGGCTTACTTGCTGCCAAAGGCACGGCCTGGTCCACTGGTGGATATGTCGCTTATGGTGTATTGGATTATAGACTCGTCCTCGAACAGTCTGGAGATGATCTGACTCTGGTGCTGCCGTTCCATGATGACGTGCTGTCTAAGGATGTCACGGTATATGCGGGCTGCGATCATACCATAGCCACCTGCTTATCAAAATTTAGTAATGACACTAACTTCGGCGGCTGTCCGTTTGTGCCGACGAAAAATATCTTTATTACAGGGCTCTAATATGTTTTGGATTACACTACTTCTATGGGGTGCGACATTCGCACTTTCTCAATTATTGACGCCAAGGCCAGAGATAGAAGACGCCCGGCCGGCGAATCTGAATGACTTCAATTTCCCGACCGCGACTGAGGGTCGGATCATCCCACTGCATTGGGGCACTGATCTGGTGAAAGGCCCTAATGTAATTTGGTATGGTGACTTGAGAAACTATCCCATCACCGAACGAGTTCGGACCAGCTTATTCAACACTAAGCGAGTGACAGTGGGTCACAAATACCACGTCGGTTTCCAGATGGGTATTTGCCACGGCCCCGCGACCCTCAAGGCGATTTATGTCGGTGACGAACCAGTGTGGACTGGCACGCAATCAACTGATGGCTCAATCGCTATCGACATAAAGGGCTTGAAAGGCACCTTCTCATTCTTCACTGGCTCCAAGACACAATCGAAGAGTAGTTACCTCCAGCAGCATCAGAGCCCGTGCCCCGCGTATCGCGGTCTATGTTACGGCGTCTGGGAAGGCGGACTCGTTGGCGAGTCAACCTCAATCAAAGCGTGGAGCTTCGAGATCGAACGCATCCCTACTGGGCTTGGTGGTGGAAAAGAAAGAGTCAACACTGCCGACTGTAATCCAATGCACTTGGTTTATGAAATACTCACTGACACGAGTTGGGGATATGGTTATCCGTCCAGTGACATTGATATCGCCGATCTTCAAACTCAGGCTGCGACACTGTGGACTGAGGGCAATGGGATGTCACTCATTCTGGCAAATCAGCGAAATGCCACGGGCATAATTCAAGAGGTTGAGAAGCAGATCGACGGCCATTTCCGAATTGATTCGGAAACAGGGCAGTGGAAGTGTGTCCTCATCCGAGGCGGTTATTCAACAAGCGGCCTCAAGACCGCCAACGTATCGAATGCTGAGGTAGTCGAATATTCCCGAAGTAGTTGGGAAGGCACAGTTAATGTGGTTCGGCTCCAATATAAACGGCGAGACAATGATTATGCCGATGGCTATGCTCAGGCCCAGGACGCGGCCAACATGAAGGTTCAGGGACGAAAGGTGCCTGCGATCAGGAGCTTTGTCGCGGTACGTGATGATACTCTGGCGAACAAACTTGCGTGGCGAGAAATTCGTGCCCTCAGCTATCCGTTTGCTAAACTTCGTATGAAGACCAACCGAGAATTTTGGAATTCGTATGTCGGTGAGGTCATCCTATTCACGTGGGTATTTGACGACTTCTCAGTCACTGAGCTACCTTTCAGGGTTACTCGGATCGAGGCCGGTAATCACGAGAACCCGGAGATGTTGATCGACGCGGTGCAAGATGTTTTCTCATGGCGGGCCGCGTCATTCGCGGATCAGGATTCAACGAAGTGGGTCGCTCCTGATAGAAATTTGATTCCATTCCCATCAGCGGATCAGCTCGCATTCGAGGCCCCATACGCTATTGGCCGCAGAGACGAGTCCTACACAGAGGGTCGGATATGGTGCATGGGAGAATCGCAAGGCCGCGACGAGGCGGGCTTTGAGCTTCTTCAACGAAACGCTTCTGGCTCTCCGACAGGAGACTTCTACAATGCTGGCACAGTAAGTGGATTCACACATGTTGGAACTCTTGATGGTGCTATTGCTCAGGATGATGTCACCATTGATGTTTTCACCGATATGAATATCACTGAGATAATTACAGCCACAAGCAGTGACGTAGGTGAGTATTTGACAAACATGTTTATGATCGGTGATGAGATGATCGCGTGCACTGATGTTACTGCGATCACTGGCGGATTACGCTTGACCGGATGTCTTCGTGGTTTCTGCGATACTGCACAGGCCAGTCATGCCGACACGGATAAGGTGTGGTTCTTACACAATGGCGGCGAGCTGACTGTCACTGCATTTAATCCAGACTACAATGTTGATTTGAAATTCCTACCATACGACGCGGTAGGTAATAAGGTATCAAGCGGCGACGCAGGGCTGACCGTGATTCAGCTCGATCTGAATTATCGAGATCGTCGGCCCTATTGTCCGACATTCATCGACTGGAATTCAAGTCAGTATCCCGCGACGGTAGATATCATCTCAGATGTCGTTGTGGAATACAATCGTCGTGACTATCGAATCCTCAATGAGTATTCGCAGCATCACATCGACGCGAGTACACTCGTCGGCGACTTCCCGGCGAACAACGATACCAGATACAGGTTGAAGCTCTACGACGGTGCCGCACTGGTCTACACGGCCCCGTGGAACGCTTCCGGTGCTGCATCCTATACTATGAGCTTTGAGAAGATTATCCGCTACCTGGACGGCCTACCAGCCACGTTAAAGATGTCGGTTGATGCCAGGCACACATTCAGTGCTGTGGATTATGAATCTATCCAGGAAGTGCTGCATGAAGCAACGGTTCAATCATCAGATTATGATGACGATGTCTGGCTCGGCGTCTGCACGCCTTCGACAGTGAGTCCGAACATCTGGGTAGCACCACAAACAGGCACCTACGTGTTCACTATAGGCACCAGCATCGTTGGCGATGTCGAGGCTCGGATCAACGGCGGGTCTTGGCAGCAGGTCATTGTTTCAGGCAACACCGCAGGTAATTTATTAAGTGTTACTGCCGCCGACGACATAGAGGTTCGCCATCTGGATTCGACTTCGTCGGACGAAGTGCTCTTGACGATAGCGGCTCCATCAGGCACAGAAAATGGGCTCGGTATTTTAATTTTCGCTTGACAAGTGAGTTGAGAAGTGATACAATAAAAGTACATTAAATTGAGGCTTATTGAAGGTAATATGAGTATGACTGAACATGAGATGGAGCAAGTAATTGATAGGACAGTGAAGTCCACTCTGACTAAGGTAGGTTTTGATTTATCGGACCCAATCAGTATTCAAGAAGACATGCACTTTCTAAGATCAGCAAGGCACCTCACGGGAGCTGCCGGAACAAAAGCAGTGATGGTATTGATCGGCATAGCAACACTCGCCGTAGCCGGAGGAGTTTTTCTCGCCATTGGAAAGGCCATAAAGCAAGCTGTTACATAATACGAGGCAGCAGAGGAGAGAATGCCAATAGTATTGAAAACACGTTCAGTGTTGTTATAGTGAAGAATGTCTATCTATAGGAGATTCAATGCAGAAACAGAACAAGAACAAGAAATCCAAGGCTGTAGTGAAGCCGACAAATCCAAAGTGTGCAATCGGAATTAAGAAAGTTTCGATGAGCTGTTTATCCTCGCAGGCGATTGTATTGGTGGCTCAGGCTATGGTGGTTGAGAAAGTGTTGCTCCAAGAAATAAATGTCTATGTATGTGAGCAAATCAACGCGGCCTTAACTCACCTCATGTCCTTCTGGGAAGGGCTTGATGATGAGTGGAAGATTCCACATCTGGCACGAGCAATGGCGAGGGTCATGGTCGTTCGTGCAGCCGAACTTGACGGTACACTTGACGATGATCGCGTATTTGACGAAGATGAGCCGGGTGTGCACATCACCGGCCTCAATACGAAAGCTGCCGGGATCATCGAGAAGATTCCTGTCTGCGTCGATCCATTCACACAGAAACCTGCGGGCTCCTTGGGCTTCAAGGTCTCGGCCCCAATAAAGACCGACTCACCGCTCCATGTTCTTCCCTGGCGAGTCGTTCTTGAAACGGCTCTGGGAATGATGGAGGGCGGACGAAAGTACGGCCGACATAACTATCGAGCCATTGGCGTCAGAGCCAGCGTCTATTATGATGCGACGATGCGTCACCTCGCGGACTATCTTGAGGGAAAAGATGTGGATCACGAAAGCGGCCTTTCTCATTTATCGAAGGCTTTGTCCAGTTCTCAGGTACTGCTCGACAGCATGATCATGGGTAACTGGGTTGATGATAGACCCTTAAGAATTAAGTAGGAGAAACACATGAGACAACACATGGTATATCTTGATTGTGATGGAGTCTTTACCGACTTCACCACTGGAATTTGTGCCACATTGGGGATTGAGTTCCCCGGCTTTGACAAGTGGCCTTGGAGCCAAGATTGGAATTGGTTTCAGGAAGCAGGCTTCACATGGGAGCAAGCCCATGCGGTATGTGACACGCCCTTCTGGGCAAATCTACAGTGGATGCCTGACGGCAAAGACATCCTCCGCGAAGTCTGGGCTCGGTTTCTCCCAATAGAAATCACAATGTTGACTACGCCAATGGATCACAACGGCTCATTCACAGGCAAGGCCCAGTGGATAGCGGAGAACATTCCTGAGCTGTGGAGACGGTTCATCCCTACGTATCTACCAAAGGAAGAATTTACGAGCTGTGGTTTTAACAGCTTGCTTGTCGATGACGCTGACAGTAATATCGAGAAGTTCATCCAGGCAGGCGGAGCTGGTATTTTGGTTCCGCGTCCCTACAATAAAAATTCAGAAATCTTTTACGCCGGCGAAGCGGTCAACTATATTGCTGACCGTTTAGATAAGTGGATGGAGCTGGCTAAACATCCTGCAAGGAATAGGAGAACAAACGCATGTCAAAAATAACAATGGAGCAAGTAGTCGATGCCTATCAAAACCACGGGGGCAACATTCAAGCTGCGGCTAAAAGCTTAGGTGTCGGTAGAGCCACTGTTTACCATCATCTAAAGAAAGCAGGGATTGATCGAACCAAAAAGATCGTTGATGGAAGTGTCCGAGGAATTGAAGCTATAAGATGTCCGCTGCCCAAAGGTGGCGAGATCAAACGATATATTCTGACCTCAGCCCAGAACAACACTCATGTTCACACTCGTGTGTGGAATAGTTTATTGGCTTTGGCAAAGCACTATGACGCACAGGTGATGGTAGGAACATTCACCTATAATCAAAACGCTTTTGGTAAGCTATCTGTCAAGCGTGGTAAGGCTAAAGGCCGGGAGCAAACACTTTGGTACGATCAAAAGGTTGTGCCGTATATTGTGGATAAACGTCACCTTATCGCTAACCACCTATGTTGGTGCGGTGAGATGAACATTCTTCCCACAGCGGTTCGTCCTTTAACTGGTTTCGATTCTTATACAGGCCGATCCAGTGCTATCTTCCCACAAGTGAAGTTTGCTATGGAGTCCATTGCAACCGGACGGAAAGAGAACACCAAGTTCAATTACACAACCGGAACTGTCACTCAGCGTAACTATATTCAGAAACGTCAAGGGCTCAAAGCTGAATTCCATCACTGCTATGGTGCCGTAATTGTCGAAGTGGACAGCGACGGCAATTGGTGGTTACGTCAATTAAATGCTACAGAAGACGGCACAATCTACGATCTTGATGTAGTGGTTGAAGACGGTGTCGTGTATGACAATGATCGCATTGAGGCTATTACGTGGGGTGACACTCACGCCTTAATGCTTCTGGATGAAAGTGTCAATCAATGTTCTCAGCGTATGCTGGACGAGCTACGTCCCAAGTTTCAGTTCATCCATGATCTCATGGCTGGGTCTGTGACAAACCATCATTCCCGGAAGTCGCTGCATCAACGGTTCCGCAACTTCGCTCGATCTGGGGCGTGGAATGATCTCAAAAAGGAATTCTTGGCATGTAACAACCATCTTCGTGAAATGTATCGTGACTTCTGCCAAACCCATGTCGTAGACGCCAACCATGACCGTCCTTGGATTGAGCGTTGGTTGGATAGTCGGGAGGGTTTGGACGACCCCAAGAATGCCGTGATTTGGCTAAAACTTAATGCTGCCCTGTACGAAGCTATGGAGACCGATCCCTATGGCCGAGACTTTCATATCTTGGAGTATGCCTGCCGAATGTTAGGTCTGGAAGAGCGTGTAGCAAACTTCTTGCGTGAAGATGAAAGTATGCTAATTACAGACGCCAATATTGAGTGCGGTATGCACGGCTCCCTTGGACCTAACGGATCACGAGGCAATCCATCCTGCCTAAGTAGGATGGGACGCAAAGCCAACATTGGTCACTTGCATAAGGCAGGAATCCATGATGGTCTTTATGTGGCAGGTGTATCTTGTGACATTAAGTCTGATGTCTGGTACACCAGGGGTCCATCAAGTTGGTCGCACTCACATGTTGTGACATATCCTAATGGTAAGCGTACTATTATTACCGTCTGGAAAGGAAAGTACAGAGCATGAAGAATGGTAAAGGCGACAAAAGACGTCCAAGACTTGTAAGCCGTGAGCTATATTATTTGAACTATGACTTGGCTCACGGCAACATCAGCCGAAGCACATACTACAGACGAAAGAAGAAGCTGAATGAAACAAAATAAGGCAGACAAGATCAACAGCGTATTCGAGGCGGGCGGCGGGCTCTTTGTAATTCTGAGCATCATACAGGTGATATGTGATAAATCAGTGGCGGGCGTAAGTCCATACCATGTAGCGTTCTTCGCAACCTGGGGATATTGGCACCTGTACTACTACAAGATAATCAAACAGCGATGGACGCTATATTCTTCTTGTTTGATTACGGCCGCTAACACCGTCTGGTTGGTTCTACTTATATACTACATAATGACAGGAGGATAATATGCAGTATCCAAAGACATGGGTATGTGACGACCCGAAGCTTATTGAAGAAATGATGGAATACTGGAAGCCTTTACTCGGCCTATCAGATTGGGCAATCTCACTATCTGTTAAGCCGATGATTGATGTCCCCCATGAAGGCATGGCCGCTTCAAGCTGGCTCTTTTCCAGACGGACCGCATGGCTTGATTTATCTCATAGTGAGACAAGATGTAAAAACACTATGGAAGATGACGCCGAACAATCGCTACTCCATGAACTACTTCATGTGACATTTGCGGCGTGGCATGATCACTCAAAAGACTCATTGATGAACAGAAGCACTCTATATAATGTGTGCTGTGAACAGCCCATAGACCAATTATCAGAAACCTTGGTCCTGATGCGACGTAGCTCAGGACATAAATTCAGTTTTGAACAAGAAGGAAGTAATAATGAAGACATTCAAAGTAGGTGACACAGTACCTTTCCGCGTTCGGATCAATGGTGATCCACTGACGGACAATCCAACAGCCACAGTCTATGATGGGGCCGACGCACCTTTTCCGCCTCCGCTAACCATCGGCTCTGGCCTTACACTTATTCCAGGAACGAAGATCGTAGTCGGGTCATTTGTGCCTACCGCAGAGGGTCAGTGGTCGGTTAACATTGTTGACGACAGCGGTATGGATCGCGTTAAAGAATTCATCATCCGTGGGGTCTCGCTGGAATCAATTGGCGGTGACGTTACCGTGATGGGGGATAAGCTTGATGCTCAGAATCTCATCCTTGCTTCGATCCTGGCAAACACTTCGGGCGGAGGCGGGCACTTCGGATAAGCTATGCAATTTCTCCGCGACACATATCGACCTGGGAAAGATCGGTTGGCTTATGCGGCCGTAGACAAAAATGCCGCATCTGTGATAACTCGTGTCTACGGCCCAGGTCTTCGGCCTCGCAGCAAAGAACTTAAACTGCATAAGTTAGAGCCTGTCTCTTATACACATCT